AACTTCTACTGAGCCTGTCGGATCGGTGTATAAGTGTGCTTTATAAAAAGTCTTACGTAGTCTAGGGTCTTGAAAAGTCAGAAAAGGACTAGCAAATGTTGCAAGAATGTTTTCTCCATCAAAGCTAGAACCACGTTCTAATCTATATACATACCCATCATCATTAGCAAAGTAAATACGTTCTTCATCATCTACATATTCACTGAAACTTACACGTGCATTAATGCCACGAGTTTCTGCCCAAGCAAACTGTCCTTCACCTATTTGTGATGCTATTACACCTAGACTAGATGCATCTGACACACCACTTGCATAACCAAATAATCTATACTGGCTTTTGTTTCTAATTACTAAAGAGCAAAAAGCACTTGAGTTATCTACGAAATTAGTAACCTGTGACTGAATTGATTTAGATAAAACAGCAAGATTAAAGTCACCAATCCTGTCAGTAGCACCTAGTGTACGTATGCCATCTGGCCCAAGGAATACTACGTCACCACTAACCTCTTTTGCTGTATCAGGTTGAATAGCACCCAAGTCAGTAGAGATGTCATGCAACTGAAAATCTGCTACACTATTTCCAGTAACCCGTTTAATAACTGTTTTACCAAATACAATTAACTGCTCACGAAAAACGATTAGATCAGTTATGTCATCTGTGATGTTGATAACACCACCGCCGGTAGCTATGGTAAAGTCTGTATCTTTATACGGAGCAGAGAAAAATAAATTTTGTCCGTTAGCTAAAAACAAATGATTTGCAAACTGTACTACAAAATCACACCCAGTAAAGTCACCACTTAAACTAGATAGCTGTGTAAGTGTTCCTGCATTGCCATCAAATATAAAAGGTCTACTAGCACCATCTACAATAAATAATTTTTCAGTACCGTCAAAATCATATTTTTCAAATCGAACAACACCAGAACCACCTAAATTAATACCAACGCTAGAAAAAGTAGCATTGTTTGTTACTTGTGTCCAGCCGCTACCAGATGACCTATATAATTCTGCTCCTCTTGCTGCATATACACGACCACCATAGTATGTGATACCACGAATAATACCTGAACCAGCTAATGCATTGTTGTCGTGTTTTACAAACCCTTCAATTTTTCTATAACCACCTTCAACCGAAGGCTCAAAATTAAGTAGAACTCTTGCGCTACCCGGTTGATTCATACCTTGCTGCAGTGGACTGAGGTTAGTAATTAGCCCTTGTTTAAATTCTATGGGAAATGTATTCCATGAATCTGGCATTCTACTTAATTCCTATACTATAGTTTTACATATTTAAACGTATTTGTCAAGTGTTAATTGTTTACACTCGCACAATAAAGTTAGCTTGACTTCCTATTGCAGTAGAACGCACGTAGTCATAACGATTAATCAACACTGAACGCATATTCTTAATACCTTCTTGGAACTTTTCTTTAGAGACTAATGCGTCTTGTGTGTTACCTCTAAACAAATGAGCGTAGTGCATGGCACCATCGGTAATAACATGCATAAATCTTTCAGGAATAGTAGGCACATCCGTGTCTGAAATCAAGTCTACGGGAATGCGGTAGTATTCATACACTACAGTATAGGCTTTATCTGGCGGTGGAACTAAACCATATTCTTCAGCGGGTGATTGAAACACAAAATTAGGCAGAGCAGAAGAAGCATTACTAGCATCATATTCATAACCTATATAGTTATTTAGATAGTCTTCATAAGCAATGACTTTTAGTTTTTTTGTATCGTTGCCTAATGTAGCATCCTCCTTAATTCTAAAAGTATTAAAATTTATTAACTTTGCGTCAAAAGGAAAAGAGTAACGAGTAATGTTAGCAGTAAGAACATCTTCTTCTTCTACATGATTAAAAGGCCAATTATATTCGTATTGATTAATATCACGAATAGAAGCATTTACTGCATCCTTTGCCTGTGCATAAAAACCAGAAGCAGTAGCAAAGTTAATTGATGTAAGTTCTACCTCATTAAGCCTACGATTGATTTGATTTACTAGTCCTATAAAATCATATGCCATTATTTTTCTCTCACTTTAAGTTTGATACTGCGTTCTGCAATATTGCCTGTGTTATCTGAAATTTGACAGAAAATGGTATACTGAATATTGTTAGTTCCATCTGCTAAATAGATTGTTGCAATTTGGTTATTGCTACTAATAGTCTGTGATACACTGCGTAAGTTATGCACTGTTCCTGTTGGCGTAAGAACAGTCTTAACTCCACTAGCATTATTAACATACCATACTACGCTACTAATAGTACCTGTACCAAGAAACCTAGACCAGTCTACACTGTAGTCCAGCAATTCATCTGGGTCTTTATTAGGCCAACGAAAAGACATATTTTACTCCTATGCTGCTACTCTTACGGTGCGTTCAAATGCTGTTGTTTGCGGTTCGCTATACGCTACCCTACTTTGTTTTTCAACCATTACAGTCCTGTCTTGTGAGTTATCTGTGGTTCCTATCCAGGCAAAGCGTACTACATTGGCTACATTAACCGTTCTTTCTACTGAAGATAGCTGCCTTTCAATATATACTAGGCGTTTTCTATCGTATGCATCTCTTAGATTGTAATAATTAAATAGACTAGCAGCACCATAACCACTAGCTAATCCCGATAAGTTTCCAAACGCACCTTGTATCAGAATAGTAAATATAGATGTTGTAGCTACACCGTTTACTGTGCTATGCCCATCCGCAATCCGAAGACCACCACCCGTAATCTGGGCGTTTCCTTGTACGCTTGCAGAAAGTAATCGTCTTACAGTGCTAACACCAACAGTTGTAGCTACGCCATTTATGGTTTCTGTCGGATTTCCTACAAACGAACCACCTGCTGGTGCAGATGTAGCAGTACCAGAAATGTTTGTAGTAACGGGTGTAATTGCATTTGCTACACTTGTTGTAGTACCTGCACCTAAAACACTAGCCGTAGTAACTGCTACATTTACAGGGCTTGCTGTTGCTGTTGCCGCACCTAATACACTTGTAGCTGCAGGTCTTACACGTAAAGATGCTCCAGATACAGTAGCAGAACCAGAAACAAGGACATCACCCGAAAGTAAACCTATGCCTACTGCAGATGAAGTACCAAAAGCAGAGATAGATGCGTTTACTATAAGTGTAGCTACTGCACTGCCAGCACCAGAACCTGCACCAGATATGTTTGCAGAAGCATCAAAGGTTCCTGATGCAAGTGAGGATAGGGGAAACGCACTTATTGCACCAGATGAAATCATCTATCTATATCCTATTTATTTTACTACAGCTAAACAACTAAGACTTCCAGTAAGTGCGTCCAGCAGCAATGACTTCGTTAATACGAGTGCAGTCTTTACCTGCCGTCACCCACTTGTCATCAAGCATATCTGTTTCCAGCTTCATAACAATATTGCCAACGGATTGCTTTTTTTCAACATCCGTAGCATCTTCCATTTTTAATCCGGCGATTATACTTTCGATCATGTCACACTCATGCAAGATGCGTAAGAAATCACGTTCCAATTCGTTTACAGCCATTTTTAATTTCCTTGTTCCAGTTGTTGTATTCTAGCTTCTAAGGCTTCGCATTTAGCGGATAACTCTTGTACCGCTTTAATAAGTATTGGGTAAGTTCTATTCGGAGCAGCCTCCCATTTTTCTGGGTTGTCAAATGAAACCATTCTAGTTCTGTTAGTTGAACTAAAATCCATTTCAACTTCTGCTAACTCTTGTGCAATAAAGCCAATATCTTTTGTTGCACCCATAGAGCCGTCACGCCTATTCCAAGTAAATTCGACAGGACGCATTGCATTTATAAAATCTAATCCATATGGTATGTCTTCGATAGCCGTCTTATCACGCTCATCAGACAGGCTTGATATTGAAGTCGTGTTGCACCTCAAACTGGATATGCTACTGTTACCAAGAGTAATTGTATTTGTTGCCGAAGAAACAGGTGCGTTTGCCCCATTTCCAAGATTAGTACAGTTTGAACTTCCTGCGTAAGTACTTCCAGCATCATGTCCTACGCAGACAATAGTATTTCCAGAAGATATATTAGTTCCAGAAGTATGTCCTACGCAGACATTATTGTAACCAGTGGTTATGGCACCGCCAGCACTATGTCCCATACATGTATTGTCATAACCGCTAGTTAAAGCATCCGCAGAGTATGAGCCAATTCCTACGTTGTCGTTTCCAGTGCCGCCAGCGTAGCCTGATCGATAGCCAACAAAAACGCAGTAATCTCCACCATCCATGTCGTAACCCGACACACGACCTACAGTTGTGCAGTATTGACTTCCACTACTTCCACTGTACTGAGATAAATGGCCTACACTTACACCATAAGAGCCTCCCCTAGCACGATAACCTATGCAAACTGAATCGGTAACAGTACCATTCATTCCGTCAGTTTCATAACCAACCATTGTAAGATCATCACCAGTAGTTATAAAGTCGCCAGACAAACCACCGATAAAAGTACTGTAGGTACTACCTGTAGCCGCTGTACCAGCCGAATTGCCTATAAAAGTATTATACGATGCAAATGTTGAAGGCGAATTATTACCAGCGTCCTTGCCGATGTACACACTGCTGGTCTCACCACCTTTAGATGCCTTTGTGATCGTCCCAGCGTCAGACATAAGTAAGCTGCTGCTTGACGCATCCCAAGTAAGATCGGCGTTACCAGAACTGCTGTAGAAAAAAATGTCGCCTGTAGCATGGTCTACTTGAAAACGAGTTGAGCCAGAAGTAGCAGCATCATTGGTAGTTAGAATTGTAAATTTACCAATGTTGTTCTGAAGTTGGGTATTTAGGTTACTTGTGTCAGTTTCAAAAAGACGTATGGTTGGATTGGTTGAAGATATTTCCATAGAACCAACATTGATATCGGCGGTTGTATTGATATCGCCGTTCCACTGCCCTGCATTGTTCCAGAGAGGGCGGTTACTAGCGATGTTCCACGAACCTGTGCTGTTGTCTGAAGCGTACCACTGACCACCATCATCGCCACTAAAAGCAAGCAACGCGTTGTATGAGTTGTCTGACGCGTGTACCCAGCTACCATTGTCATAGTAAAGTCCAGTGGAGAAGAAAGTTTTTCCACCACTCCACGGTAATACGCCCCATACAGTGTCGTATGTTCCGCTTTTCGCTACGATTGGTGATGAACTAGCGACAGCAGACTCAACTTGTAGACCGGCACTGGTTGTAATGCCCGCGCTATTGATGTCTACGTTTCCGCTGCTTTTTACAACAAATTTGTATCCGCTATCAGCATATACTCCTAAAGCCAGCGCATCGTGAGCCGCAGTTGCATCACTGCGAACCAACAAACCCTGTGCGTTAGCATCACTTCCAGTATTATAAATTCTTGAAACCCAAGTGTCTACGTCTCCTGTGGCATCTAAAATAAAACTAGGCGAACTCGTCCCAATGCCCACGTTTCCGCTGCTGTCGATTTTTGCGGCAAAACTGTTTCCTATGCGAAATTCTAGCCCAGTCGATGTAAAGCCAGTATCAATAATCCCTGTGCTATTACCTGCGCTGTAGGTTAGCTTGACACCATCTGTGCCACTTCCGAAAACAGATTGACCTCTTACATCAAGGGCTTCAGTAGGCGAACTCGTCCCAATGCCAACATTACCGCTGCTGTCGATGCGCATATGTTCACTAGAGCCAGCAGCATTGCGAAATATTTTATTTTCAGCGTTTATATAAATATCACCACCGCTAGCAGCGTTAATATTAAAGTTTCCGCTGTTTGCACCACCAGTAGTAATTGTATGGGTTGCCCCTGTCCCACGACTAGATACGAAATTTACAGTAGCATCTGTCGATAATACATCCACGCCTGTGGCGCTGGTTTCAAACTTGAGGGTATTATTGTGATAAAGGTTTACTGACGAATTTTCGTTAAATACTGCATAAGTTTGTCCAGAAGTGGTTCTGAAACGTATATCGTCTGACCCTTCGATATATAAATCACCAGTGCCATTATCTCTTACATAGCTATCACTACCATCGTGATAAATCTGCAAGTCAGACCCAGCACCGAAAATGGCCTTGTCGTTGTCGCCGAAGGTCAGGTCGCCAGCTAAAGCAGTATTCCCGCTCGCGTCTTGAAAGATGT